CAAATTGGTGTAAGAGGTTTAGGTTTTCAGGGTGCTGGAAAGCCTAGCGTACCAACATCAGTTTCTGCTACCGACGTAGGAACAGCCCGTGCATTTAATAATGGTGCAGCAGATGTAACTTGGTCAGCGCCTTCTTCAAACGGTGCACCAATTTCTTCTTATACAGTTCTATCGTCTCCAGGCGGGTATAGCGCAACAACATCTTCAACTTCTGTACAAGTTACAGGATTACAATCAAATACAGCATATACTTTTACTGTTACTGCAACAAATGCAGTTGGAACATCTGATGCAAGTTCTGCTTCTTCAAGCATTACTGCAACCACTGTTCCACAGGCTCCTACTATTGGAACTGTTTCAGTTACAAATGCCACTACAGTATCTATTCCATTTACTGCTGGCGCAACTGGTGGTTCTTCTATAACAAGTTATTCTGTTGTGTCAAGTCCTTCAGTTGCTTTGTCTGTTTCTGGCACCTCAAGCCCTGTCACAGTTACAGGTACTTTTGCGGCTAACACATCTTATACATTTACATTAGCAGCAGTCAATGCTAATGGAACTTCTGTCACATCTTCTGAATCTAACAGTATTACTCCAAATACTGTATATGCTCTTTCACAAACATTTAATGCATCTGGAACGTATACAGTTCCTAATAATGTAAATACTATTGCTGTATATGTACATGGATCATCTGGAGCAGGATTTACTGGCCGTCAAGTATACCAGTTTGGTGGCGGTACTGGCGGTAGTGGTGGTTTTGGTGGAAGTTTAGCATTTTTTCAAGAACACCAGGTGTCACCAGGAACCAACTTTGCCGTAACTATTGGAAGCGGAGGAGAAAGAGTTCCTAATGATGGTAACTCACCTGGAAACAACCTAGTTTATGGCGGCTCTACAACTTTTGGAAATTTATTAACAGTTAATGGTTCTCAATCTGCAAATGGAAATGGTGAAGTTGGAATAGGAAATTATAACTCTAATTTAAATAATGTGTTGTTTGCCTCTGGTGGAAATGGTGGAAATGCAGGACTTAGAGCCAACGCAAACGACCAAAATAATGGAGCAGGCATGAACACTGCCAACTCTGGAGGATCTGGAGGATCTGGCACAAGTATTACTCCTTCAAACACTTCACTACCAACACTTTCATCAGGCGGTGGAGGTGGAGGCGGAGGTGGTGGTGCATATGCAGACTTTAATAGCAGTGGTAGAAACGGAGCATCAGGCGGTGCAGGCTCTGGAAATGCAGGATCTGGCGGTGCTGGTGGAAATGGAAAAGGAACTTCACCCAGAACTTCTAATGTTGGAACTGGTGGAAATCCAGGGACACAGCCAAGCGGTGGTGGTGGAGGCGGCGGTGGCAGCGGGTTGGGTTATGTATCAGGTACCTATAGTTTAGACCCAAATCAGGCTGGTGGACTAGGCGCTTCAGGCAGAGTTATTGTTTATGGAAGATAAATAAGGAAACATCAATGATAAATAATTATGCATTTATAAAAAACAACAATGTTATAAACGTTGCAGTTTTTGAAGACCCAACTAATGAATTATTAGATCATTTTAAAAATGAATTTAAATTAGAAGAAATAGTTTTAGCAACAGACAAAGCAACAATTAATGGAACTTATGATGGATCAAAGTTTTGGTTTCCACAGCCATACCCATCATGGATTAAAAATGAAGAATTAAATGAGTGGCAGTCCCCAGTTCCATACCCTACAATTGAAGAGGGTAGCGATGAATCTTACGTCTGGGATGAAAATACAACATCTTGGCTCTTGCTTCCACCAGCATAATGGTGTATACTTTTAAGTAGGAAATATAAAATTCGGGGGAATTAAAAATGACAGTTATTAAATTTACAGATACAATGGGTGTTCCTGAAGAATACCGTCCAAAACCAGCAGATAGATCTGTACCTGATTGGTATAAAAATTTAGAGTCTTATCTTAGCGGTGTCAAACAGCCAGACGGTAATGGCGGTACAACTGGAACAGCAAAAAGATGTATGCCAATCTTTGATGCAATTTCAGGAGGGTATATATTAACAACATATGTAGATGTATGGGTAAAACAAGTTCCTCAAGTTCCAGAAGAAACTATCGTAGATGAAAATACAGATATGTCTATATTCCCAACACAACCATTTTATGAATGGCCTTCGTTTGGTCCAATTCAATTTCATCCAGTAGAGCAAATGCCAGTACATCCAAGTAAGGGTGCCCATAAGTTTTCATATCCAAAATGGATTAATCCTTGGGCAATTACAACACCACCAGGGTACTCAACATTATTTATTGCACCCATGCATAGAGAATCTATGTTTACCATTCTTCCTGGTATTGTAGATACCGATCAATATAAGGCTGCTGTTAATTTTCCATTTGTATTAAATGAGGCAGACAAGTTTGAGGGATTAATTCCTGCAGGTACCCCGATGGCTCAGGTTATTCCATTCAAGAGAGATTCTTGGGAAATGGAACTTGGAACAATTGAGGACTTCAACGAACAGGCCAGGGTAACGAGTAAACTACGTACTAAATTCTTTGATTCCTATAAAACACAGTATAGGCAACTAAAAGAATATAAGTAGTCTTGTGGTATAATTTCTATGAGGAGATAGCAGAAATAACTGCTATAATTTAAACTATGGCAATTACCTTTGATAATAGCGGCAAACCAACTTACATGTTCCAGGCTGGAGCAACTTCTACTGATGGTGTTTGGTATGCCGTTGGTGCCAAGATTGATACCGCCGCAGGATACGAATGGGCTGGCGCACAAACATTTTTAAATACTGTAACTACTGATGCTACTGTTATTTTAAGAGATGGTTTTAATAATTTTCTAAATCCTGCTGCTAGAGATGCGGCTTTGACAGCACCAGTTGCGGGTACTCTTGTTTTTGTAAGACAAGATGCAGGTGGCTCACCACTTAATCAAATTCAATTTTATAATGGATCCGCTTGGGTTGCAAATGACGGAGATATTTCTGGAGTTACAGCAGGCACAGGTTTAACAGGCGGCGGTACATCAGGAACAATTACTCTTGCTGTTGATACATCTTATGTTGCTCTAAAATCAGATTTAGAAACACTAGAGATTAGTTCAATCATGGGGGTATATTAAAATGTTATATAATACTATTGGAGGTAGTAATTAATGGCTACAACAACAAAGGCACTATTTAGAGGGGCTGCTGCAACAAGCAACACCACTCTATATACAGTTCCAAATACATCTACAACAGCAGTTGTAACAAATATCCTTATTGCAAATACTGCAGGATCTGCTGGAACATTTACACTTAATATTGATGGCGTAGCCATCGCATCTGCTGCTGCTATTTCTGCAAATGGTGTTACTACTATTGATTTGAAGCAAGTAATTCCTGCAAATGCAACACCTAAGACAGTTTCAGGTAGCGCTTCTGCTACTACAATTAATTTTCATATTAGCGGAGTGGAGATTTCCTAATGGCTATTGATAATATTCCTGGAGTAGGTCCTGGTAACTCAGATGTAGCATCTGCTGTTGCAGCAGCGGTTCCTACTAACTCAAGTATTGCAAATGCCGTAGCAGCAGCGGTTCCTACTAACTCAAGTATTGCAAATGCCGTAGCGGCAGCGGTTCCTACTAACTCAAGTATTGCAAATGCCGTAGCGGCAGCGGTACCTACAAATACTTCTATTCAAAACATTGTAACAACTTATGGTAATGCTTTAGGTTTGCCAACATATTCGTTGCAGCAAACAATTACATCATCAAGTAACAATGTATCCGTTCCCAATAACTGGGTATTTGCAGTAGTTGCATCAGGCGGTGGAAATAACGCCTCATACAGCAATGATGGATATACAGGTAGAAGTGGATCAGTTGTTTTTGGTTGGACTCCCAAAACTGCAAGAGTAACAATTGGAACAGCAGGCCAACCTAGTGCCTTTGGTGCAATTGTTGCAAGCCCTGGAAGCAATTGGCAATTTAGTGCTGCAAATGCATCTATTCCAGAAGGAATTGGTGGAGGACAATTTTCTATTGGAGTTAATCGCGGTGGCACAACGGGCATGTCAGGAGTAGCAGGCAGTGGTGGCGGAGGCTCTACAAGTACTGGCAACGCTCCTGGTTCTGGAGGAAACTCTACCTTTGGATATAATGGTGGTGCGGGTGGACCAATTGTAAATGATGGAAATTATGGCAGCGGCGGCGGCGGCGGCGCTGGAATTGCTGGCAATGGAGGTACAGGTGGTACGCGCACGAACGCAAATAATGGACCCGCTGGAATTGGTGGCAATGGTGGTACTGGTGGCGGAGGATGCGGATTTGGCGGCAGAAACTTCCAAAACAACAACTATGAAACTACTGGAACAGGCGGTTCTGGAGCCGTTTTGCTATACTACTAAAATGTTTGCCATTATTTCAGACAACAGTTTAGTTTTAGGTTGGGCAGAATCTAATGATGATGCTTTTAATAAAATTAAAAATAATAACTTTTCATTAATTGAAATGACAAAAGAAAATAGTCCAGCATTTCTTAATGGAATCTGGGATGGAAACAAATTTCATGAACCAATCAACGAGGGAGCATAAATATGCCAAACTATATTCTTGTAAATGAAGAAGGTAAAATTACTACTGGAATTGTTGCAGAAGATTTAGAATCAGCCAAGAGTTTTATTGGACCTAATGCAATGGAAGCGCCATACTATGCTGTACCAACAAGTTATTGGGTGTATAATAAAGAAACAAATGACTACACTTATGTAGAACCAGTATTTGAAGAGGAAGTGTAAAATGCCATATTATAACTATAAATGTGATACATGTGAAAAGCCATACAAAGAACTTAGAGCATCAGATCATGAACAATCAAGGTTAATCTGTGATGTTTGTGGTGGAAATTTTATTGAGCACTCAGAATAATTAAATAAAAAAATAACCCTACCCAGTCGAAAAACCAGGTAGGGTATTTTTTATCCCTTAAATCAAATGATTAGGAAATTTCTTTAACCATTTATTCGTGGCACCGTTTTTCATAGATGACCATGAACTCCAGTCCTTACCGCCTTTTGTCATGTGAAACACGATTTGGGCATTTTTGACTGGGCTAAAGAGTTCAGCATTTAAATCAAGATTGAATTTATCTTTTCTATCTGGACCTAAATTACCGATCATGTTGATCTGGAAGATTCCATATGAGGAGTCTCCTGTCTCAGCATTACCATTGAATGCAAATGGGCGACCATTAGATTCTGCCTTGGCAACAGCCCAAGCAGTCTTAAGACCTACCCCTTTAAACCCAACAGCCTTCAGTAATTCAACCAACTGGATGTCGGTCAAACTTGTAGCATCCGCATACTTTGCAAGTACTACATCAGTAGTAGGCTTAGAAAGCAAAAAAGCCGCTTTGTCGGCGGCAGGTGCAATCTGAGCGGTATTACTTAGTAAATTGTTCTTTGTAGCATAAGCAATACCAAGACCATTATTTAATAATGTTAAAGTAAGCAATGTTACAAGAACCCCCGATAGTATTTTGTTGTCTCTCAAGTTTTTCCTCCTAGACTACAAATGCTACTTTGCAGTAGCATACTCTAATTATAGCATCTTTTGGCCTTTTGAGTCAAATATCAGCATAAATTCTTAAAATTATTTCTATTGCAAGTGGTATAATAATAAGACTATGGCTGAAACTCCTGTCTATGACATTCCTTATCCCACGAACTCTTCTCCAGTAGATGTTGCTGGTGATTTACAGGCTATTGCTGAGCGTATTGAAGTAATTCTTCCTACAATTGGATTACCTTATCATACATTAGAAGTTGTAAATAATAGTGGTGTTTCTATTGCTAAGGGTGATCCTGTATACATATCAGGTTTTGGTACCAGCAAACCAAGAATAACAAAATCACAAGCAAGCACTATTGCAACATTTCCAGTAATTGGATTAGCACAATCTGCAATTGGTAACGGTAGTGATGGAGTTGTTGTTATATCAGGTGTATTTACTGACATTAATACTTCTTCATATTCTGTAGGAGCAAGACTCTATGTTGGTTCAAGTGGTGGGTTAACAACAACTC